TCTAGCATAGCTTGTACCAGATGTGCTAACTTCTGTGCCTGAACCATCATCTCCAGGGTTTGAAGTCCATAGTGATACATAAACTGTTGCTGGTGATGTGTATGTTGTTGCTCTCAAAGTTGCATTTATAAGTGCATTTTCGAGGAAGTTACTCATTTCTGCCATAATATTTTCCTTATCTTGGTGTTACGCTTAATGTTGTGTATGGATATGTTGCACCTAAATCACTCTTCTTAATATTCGCAATTGCTCTATCGTATAAAGCAGACCATGTAGCAATTCTTTGGTCGTTCATAAGATATGGTTCTGCCTCTGCTAGAGTTGCGTAAAGTAGAGCATCTGGATAGTATGCTAAGAACAAGTTACTAGCTGTTGTGCTAGATATAAATGTAGGTTGAGCATAATATAAAATTTGAACTGTGTAGCTTGTATCAGGACCTGGTGCAAACTTAAACTCTGTACCTAACATTGTGAAATAGTGAGGTCTTCCTGATAATGTTGTTTGACCATCTCTAAAGAATAAGTCAGGTGACTGAAACTCTAGTAATACAGGTGGGTTTCCTAACATGTGTATTTCTCTGACTTCTAAAAAGTCTGTAGGAAAGCCTACTGTGCTATCTGTTGTATCAGCAGTAGCGACCTTTAACATTCTTTCTGTTCTTAAATCACGAGTCATTCTGAATTGTGCCATCTGAATGAAGTCAGGTATCTGTGATGATAAGTCTGTTCGTGCTAAGTAGTTTTCTACTGTAGTTACAAACGCACTATAGTTAGTAAATGCCATCTAATTGTCCTTTTAGTCTATCCCAGCACTTGTCCATCTCATCTTTATGCCATTCACTCGCAGCTAATGAGCTTAACCATGCTGTTCTATCAAAATGTGTTAAGTTTTCTATGTCTTTTATGTTATTGGATACAGGAATTGCAGGGCTATATGGTGAACCTATGACAGGAACGCCACGAATAAGTGCTTCTACATCTGCTACACTACCAAAACTCACAATAACATGAGCTTTTTCTAATGTTTTCTTAAAGTCACCTTCGCCTTTACGCTTAATGACAATTTTTCTCTCTGTATGTTTCCTAATTTCTTCTATGGTTGTATCTAACCAAGTAGAAGTTTGGTAAATGTAAGCTATTTTTTCTGGTGGTGGTAAGATAACTACGTTTTCACCACTACGATACTCGTGAACTTTAGGTATTTCTCTATCAGACTCACGCCAATCTGTGCAATGGTAGTTATTTACACAGAATCTAGCCCACGATAAGTCCATTTCTCTATGAAAATAGCCATGGTCTATCAGAATATATGGTATTTTTTGTTCTCTACATGATATTTGTATCTTATCTGCACCATGTAAATTACCTACTACGACTGGAATTGACTTACCATCCCATTCTTTTGTTAAAATGCCCTTACAATGCGTTTGTAAGCGTTTTAAGACGTTATCTCTACGTTCTATGCCACTCAGTATTAACTGCATCTAAAACTTGTTCTACGCTTATTGCTTTGCTTTTTAGAAGGCAATGCTGACATACGCTATCATAAGTCCCACATGGCTCTGAACCGTCATGTATATTTCTATGGGTATCATATCCTAAATGCCTCGGTGAAGTAAAACCTGTCCATATAACTACAGAAGGTATGCCTAATGCTGCTGCTGCATGATGTAAACCACCATCTGTCCCTACAAATAACTTTGCTTTGCTTAATATTGCTAATGCGTTTCTAAAGGTTGGTGTTTCTACCCACTTTGTTTTCTTGTCAGTAGTAACATCACCTAATTGTATCCATGGTAAGTCATGCTTGAGTAATTCATCCCAACCATGCCATGCTTTATTGACTGTGTGTATATAAAGTTTTTTGACATTAGGCTCTACAACTATGTAGTCCTTATCTATCTTTTCTATGTTTTTCTTTTCTACTTGGTTAAAGTATATTTCACCTGGTCTAGGTTTATATTCATCATTGAATAATAAACGACCATTCTTTGTGCCTTTGAGATAAGGTCTGTGTCCTTGATAGTTTTTAACCCATACTACGTCTGTATCAGAGTTACTAGCCATTCTAGGATTGTTAGCAAATACTTGACCATCCCATGACATTCTAACGCCATCACCTAACTTAACCTTTTTACCGGTTCTTTCATTAGCTTCTTTAGCATCACCTGATGCCATTAACCAATCACCAAGTCCCATTTAATTGCTTGGCTACTTTATTGATAACTTCTGACCATTTGTCATTGTCTTGATATATGAGTCTCATGTGACGATACCAAGGCATACTTGCTTGTGCATAACGCCATTGATGCCATGTAGGAACTAGACACCATGTCTTTACACCCATAGCTGCTGCACAATGTAATGCTGTAGTATTCACACCTATGACCATATCACATTCAGCTATTAACGCTGCTGTATCATCATAGTCTTTTGCGTTTGTCGCAAAATCATAGTATTTAACACCGTCTAATTTGCGTTCTACGCTATAGTCTAAACTGACTAATACATAGTCTTTGAGCTTTAATAATGGCTCTATATCTTCTTGTGTAAGTTCACGACCTTTAGCGTTAGTATGTTTAATACCACCCTTAGTCGTAATACCTATAACTTTCTTACCCCATGAGTCAAATAACCCACGCCACATAGTGCGTCTTTCAGGGTCAGCTTTTAGATAAGGTGTACCAGGAAAGTCTTTATTCGTATGTCTAAAGAACTCAGGTAATCCACCTATTGCACATCTATAGTCAAACTTCTTATCTGCTAACCATTCAGGGCTATCTTCTTTACGAGTGCCATGCACTTCTGCTTCAGGAAAGCTACGTGTAAATAATCCTTCTAATCTTGGGTCACAGTCTATGTAGACTTTATGACTTGACTTGATAGCATCAGGAATACAGCTACCATAGAATATCTCATCACCTAAACCTTGTTCGCCATAGATAATAAGTGTTTTGTCTTTAGTGCCATCCCATCTTACTTCGTCACCATACACCCATTCTTTTCTAAACTTACCACCGAGTGACTTACCCCAATACTCCCAACCTTTATCCCATTCACCTTTAGCTAGATAGCTATGTGCTAGGTTTAGTTGACCATGTATATCGTTAGGGTTACATTCTAAAGCCATCTTACAGGCTTTCTCTGCATCATCCCATTTAGATGTTTGGACTAATGTTGCTGCTGCATTAGGACCTAAAGATGTCCATATAGCTTTATTGCCTGGCATCTCTTGTAATGCTCTACGGAAGAACTGATATGCAAATGCAGGCTTATCGCCTTGTAACCAGATATAACCTAGAAAGTTTAGTGTAGCAGCGTCATTAGGATATTCTTCTAATACAGAATATATAAGTGGCAATGCTTTGTCATACTCTTCCTTGTTGATAAGGTCATGTATGGCTAATTGTATTTGTTTTATTTCGTTTAAGTCCATCTAGTTTTGTTCGTTATTAGCTTTTATCATTGTAGCAAATGATGTTTGTGCTGCTTTCCATGCTTCCCACATTTTTTCATCATCATACTCTAGTTTGCATAGACTAGGACTTTGTAGGTATATTCTTTCATACCAGTATTTAAACTCTTTACTGTAATCATCCATTCTTTGTTGTCAACTTGAGATATGGATAGTTTTCGTTTATTTCTTTTATTAAAGCTTTTGTATGGTCAGGGTTATATATATCTATCCCTTTTAACTTTAACTGCATTTCCACTACAGGTGGAATACTAGCAAAGTGCGCCCATTCTTCTTTTACGCCTTTACCCCATACATCTGGGTTATCTCTTGATTGTTTAATCTTGTCTAACATACCACTCAAGTCTTGAGTAGTGGTTAGGTAATATGTATCTTTAGCTGGGTCATAGTCAAAGTACTGACTTACACCTGTTACGCTATTGTGGTCAAATAATATTGGCATATAAAAATACAACAGAGGGAGAATTAACTCCCTCCATTATATCATAACTAATTACTAAGCACCTACGTTTTGTACTTTAGCATGTGCATCTGGGTTTTGAACCACTAATGCGTATTCTGCTGTGAGTAACCATTTTGTGCTGTCACCAGTTTTAGCTAGTTCTTCTTTAGCCATTGGGCGTAATGAAGCTAAGCCAACATAACCTGGGTCTACGCATAAAACAGCTTGGTCACGCATGAAACGGTCAAGTTTCACAGTATGATTACCGAAGTCGGATACATATACATCCGCTGCACCAGTAATTGTAGCTTGTGTTGTACCTTGAACGTTGTTGAACTTAGTAGCAATACCAGCAAAGCCTGAGAAACGAGCTTTGTTTGTAGCTGACATAAGGATTAATGATGGCTCACCACCGTCTGTCCATGCTAATTGTAATGCTGATTTTAAGTCTGCTTCAATGAATGTTACAGAAGTACCATCTGTTGGTGATGCTACTGTGCCATTGCTGAAGCCAGGTGTTGTACCTGCTGTTGAACCTGTTGCTAATACTCGGTTAGTAATCCATGATTCTACACCTGCAGTTGAACGAGCTGTTGCTGGACCACCTGCTGATGATGCTTGGTTACGTACGATTGCATATTCCATGTCACGTTTAAGTTCTTTACCAGCTTTCATAAGTTGGTAAGCAACTTCAGACTTACGACCATACTTACGTACTACGTCATATGTGTTTGAAATTTGAACTGTCTTACGTGAGATTTGTGTGTAGTTACCTAATACTGTTGTAGCAGGTAATGTTGCGAATGAAGCGTCATCACCTTCAACAGATGTATTAGTACCAGCTGCTGCGAGGGCGTCGGTCTGCCATTGGTGATAGGTTTGCCCAGCGCTCATACGCTTTGCAAGTGATAATAATGGTGTATCTTCTGGAGAAATATCAAAAATGATATCCTCAAATGATTCTGCTATACCTTTACCGGTATAACTATTGGTTGCTGATGCTGGCATGATTTTTTCCTTTGTAAATTAAAGCATGTTTTCTATGAGTTTTGCAGCCATATCTGATTTGCCTGTTTTACGTAATTGCTCACGTAGTTGACGAGCATTAGAATTGGCTTCCGCTTTTGTGTCTTTAGCTCCAGGTTTCACAACTGGTTTTGCGCTTGACACTTTTTTCTTTACAGTAGAATTTTGTTGTAATTTGCGCCATTGCATAGCGTCATGCAATACCTTCACGTGACGAGGGTCAACAATTGCGTTGAGTTCTGCATCTGAAAAGCCATACTCTTTGCCAGTAGATAACAATGCTTGGTTAGTCTCAGGACTCCAATTTGGTATCTCTTTTGCTAGAATCTCTTTTCCTTTAGCTATCTTCTCTGCCATCAATTGCGTTTGCTTACTAACGACTTCCTGCTTTTTGGCTTCAAACTGTGAAACGAGTTGACTACGTTGTTGCTGTAGTTGGTTATATGTAAAGAAATGTTTTTGCGCTTCCACAAAGTCACTATCAGATAACTCTTGCCAATTCACGTTAGCATATTGGTTGAGTTGTTGGTCTAGTGCTGTGATTTTAGCTACATCTTCAATTAACACATTGTTAAGTTGCACTTGCTCTTGAAAGGCTTGCTCTTGCATTTTTATCTGCTCAGCATAGGCTTCTAGCTCTTTACGTTGTTCTGCAACTTGTTGTGTCTTTTGTGTGTAGTCTAAGCCTTGTTGTGCTAATGCTACGACTTCGTCTAGTGGCTTTTCAACTTCTTCACCATTGACTT